ATTTCTGCTTCTGAGCGCCGGTTCGTGATAGCCTCACCCGGACGTGAGTTCGTCATAAAAGGATAGAAATCATGGCCTTCCCATTCCCTGCCAAAGCACCAGACGAGAAGAAACTTCTGACTTTCAATTTCTCGACCGAGCTGCCTTCCGGCGTGACCCTGTCGAATCCCGACGTCACTGCGATAGTGACTTTTGGAGACGACCCCTTGGCTGCGGCGTTGATTATCACAAACGTCGTCGTCAATACTTTGGCTTTGAATCTCGACGGGGTGATTATCGCGATCGGCCAAGCGATTCAATGCTTTGCCGACGCTGGCCTCGAAGGCTGTCACTACGAGTTCCATGCTATCGCCGACGCTTCAAACGGAGAGCGCCCCGAGATCGTAGCTCAGTTGAAGGTCCATCTCTCTGCCGCACGCGGGAAGTAAGGAACTTCGTTGGCTTTTTTGAGTCAGACCTCCGTATAATCAATCATTTATGGCAAAAAAAACCCTCAACGAGCAGATGGCCACCTTCGCCTACAACATGGCGATAGGCATGACCCAGACTCAGGCGGCTCGAAACGCCGGCTACGCCTTTCCCGGCACCGAGGGCAACCGGCTGATGCGCGTCCCCGAGGTGATCGAGCGGATCACGGCCGAGCAGAAGAAGTTCGAGGTCAAGGCCGACATGAGCCGTCAGAAGGTGATCGACGGCCTGAAGGAGGCCATCGACATCGCCCGCACCATGTCCGACCCGAATGCCATGGTCTCCGGCTGGCGCGAGATCGCCCGCATCTGCGGCTACTACGCCCCGGAGCGCAAACAGCTCGACATCACCGTGTCGGGGGCGGTCCAGATCTCACAGATCGCCGACATGAGCGATGAGGAGCTGGCCAAACTCATCACCGACGCGGAGTTCTCCCGGGTGCCGAACGAAGAAGATGTTCTCGCCTTGGCCAGTCCGGAAGAAACCCCCGACAATGTCGACGCTTAGGCCCTATCAGCCGAACAACCCCGCGCTGGCCGTCAAGGCGTCCGCGCAGGCGGCGCTCGCCAACCGCGAGCTGTCGCGCCGCCGGCTGCTCCACTACACTCAATCTTTCCGGCCGCGGTACCTCGCCGGCTGGGTTCATAAGGTCGTATGCCACAAATTAGAGAAGTTCTCTGCCGCGGTGGAGGCCCAGCAGTCTCCCCGCCTGCTCATGCTGATGCCGCCGCGAACCGGAAAGTCGACCCTCGTGAGCGAGGAGTTTCCGTCGTGGCATCTGGGGCGCTACCCCTACCACGAGTTCATCGCGTCCAGCTACAACGTGAGCCTGCCGACCGGCTTCAGCCGGAAAGTGCGGGAGCGCATACGGGATCCGGAATACCAGAAGATTTTTCCGCAGACTCAGCTGCACCCGGATTCACAGGCAAACGAAGCGTGGCTTACAACCGCCGGCGGCGGATACATCGCGGCCGGTGTTGGCGGCGGTATCACGGGTAAGGGCGCGCACGTGCTGGACATCGACGACCCGATCAAGGACGCGGCCGAGGCCGACAGCCTGACCATCCGGGATCAGCTCTGGGACTGGTACGGCTCGACCGCCTACACGCGTTTGGCTCCCGGGGGCGGCGTGCTGTGGACCCAGACGTGGTGGAATGAAGATGACGGCGCCGGCCGCATTCAGCGGTTCATGGAAGAGGACGAGGGCTTCGATAAGTTCGAGGTTATCAAGTTTCCCGCGGTGGCGGAGGAGGATGAGTACCTCGATGAGGACTACAACATCTACCGGGCTTCTGAGTCCGAAGTACCTAGTACGGCGCTCTTAGTACGGCGTAAGGGAGAAGCCCTGCACGCCGACCGCTACACCCTCGAAATGCTCAAGCGCATCGAGAAGACGCTGACGAAGCGCCACTGGTCGGCCCTCTATCAGCAGAACCCCGTGCCGGACGACGGCTCGTTCTTCACTCGGGACATGTTCCTGCCCACCATCGACCTGCCCGGCAACAAGCCGCGCCCGCGGGGCTACGTCTATCAGGCGTGGGACTTCGCCATCACCGACCAGACCCGGTCCGACTTCACGGTCGGCGGCACCGCCAATCAAGACACCGACGACGTGATGGAGGCCTTGGATGTGGTCCGCGGCCGCTGGACCGACGGCGACACCATCGTCGAGAAGATGCTCGACAGTTACGAGAAGTGGACTCCCGACTACCTCGGGGTCGAGGACGGCGCCATCTGGAAGACCATGAGCGCCACGTTCACCAAGCGGTGCAACGAGCGCAAGCTCTTCCCGAACTTGGTGATCCTGAAGACCCTCGGCCGGGACAAGGGGGTGCGCGCCACGCCGCTCCAGGTCCTGATGCAGCGGGGGCGGTTCCGGTTCCCGAAGAATGCCTATTGGTACCCAGCCTTGGAGCGCGAATTCCTGCGGTTTCTGGCCGGCGGCAACCATGATGATATAGTTGATACCTTCGCGTGGATTGCGCAGATGGCCGCCCAACGGGCGCCTCCGCCTCTCCCGCGCGATGAAGTGAAGAAATCCTGGAAGGATCGTTTGCCACTGATCATGGGCGGCGGTCGTGCCACATCGCACATGGCCGCGTAACGGAGAACAAGATGCCTATCGACGCCGCACTCACACATGACCAGTGGCTCCGTTACGTCTATATTCGGGATAATGGGCACCTCGACTATCTGGTGAAGGCCAACAAGTGTGACCAGTTCTATCTCGGCCACCAGTGGGACCCGGTCGTAAAGAAACAGCTCGACTCGCAGCGCCGCCCTGCGCTCACGATCAACAAGATCCTTGCGACGGTCAGTAACATCCAAGGCGATCAGATTCAGACGCGCGCGGAAGTGACGTTCAAGCCGCTGCACGTCTCCGGCGAGGACCTCTCGAACGAGCTGTCCGTGCTGGCCAAGCAGACCTCGGGTGCCAACCGGCTGGAGTGGAAGGAAGGCGAAGTGTTCGCCGACGGCGTGATCACGTCGCGGGGATTCTTCGACGTGCGGCTGGACTTCAAGCGGAACATGCAGGGCGAGATCGCCATCACTGTGCCGAATCCGCGCAACGTGCTGATCGATCCTGATGGGGAAGAGTACGATCCTGATACTTGGAAGGACGTGATCTACACGAAGTGGCTCTCGCCGCAGGACATCGCCACCCTCTACAATCAGGCCGATGCCGACTATCTGGAGTTCAACAACACGAACCCGTACACGAACGACATCGACAGTATTCAGAAAGCCTTCGACACGTTCGGCGGGCAGAGCCACTACTACACGTTCAACGCGGTCGCGCGCAAGGTCGTGCGGAACATCCGCGTGCTGGAACGGCAGTACAAGAAACTGACGAAGTGTAAATACTTCGTCGACAAGCAGATCGGCGACATCCGCCTCATACCAGAGAATTGGGACCGCGACCGCATCGCCTATGTGGCGCAGACCTACAACCTCGGCGTCATAGAGAAGGTCGAGGAGCGCATCCGCTGGACGGTTACCGCCGGCCAGTGCCGCCTGCACGACGCGTGGTCGCCGTTCAAGCACTTCTCCTTCGTGCCGTTCTTCCCGCACTTCCGCCGCGGCAACACGATGGGGATCGTGGAGAACCTGCTCGACCCGCAGGAGCTGCTGAACAAGGTCAGCTCGCAGGAGCTGCATATCGTGAACACCACGGCCAACAGCGGCTGGAAGGTGAAGCGCAACAGCTTGCGCAACATGACGATCGAGGAGTTGGAGACGCGCGGCGCGCAGACCGGCGTGATCATCGAGGTCGACGATCCGGACAAGGACTTGATCAAGATTGAGCCGAATCAGATCCCCACCGGCATCGAGCGCATCAGCTACAAGGCCGAGGAGCACATCAAGTCGATCTCGAATATCGACGACAACGCCCTCGGTCAGGACCGCGAGGACGTATCAGCCAAGGCGATCAAGGCCAAGCGCGCCCGCGGCTCCGTCAATCAGCTCAAGGTGATGGAGAACCTGAACTACACCCGGCTGCTCATGTGGCGGAACATCCTCGACATCTATCAGGAGTACTACACCGAACCGCGCATGTACCGGATCGTCTACGGCACGCCCACGGCGCAGGCCGCGCAGAGCGCCGACGCGTCGGGGCAGTCGCAGCCGCCGGAGGAGTTCCTGTCGCTGAACCAGTTCGACACCGCTTCCGGCAAGATCATGAACGACTTGTCGCTCGGGGAATATGACACTATCATAACCTCGATGCCGGCCGCCGACACTCTGGAGGAGTCCGAATTCGAGCAGGTCATGGCCATGCGCGAGGCGGGGATTGTCATCCCGGATGACGTCGTCATCAGCCACTCGCTGCTGCGCAATAAACGCGAGCTGGTTCAACGGCTTACGGCGCAGGCGAACTCGCCCGAGGCTCAGCAGCAGAAGCAGCTGGCCCTGCAAGGGCAGACCGCCGGCGTGGACAAACTCACCGCCGAGGCCAAGGAAACCAACGCCAACGCCTTGCTCAAGGCAGCCAGCGCGCAGGAGAAGGTGGCCGGCATGGTGTCGGCCGCCCCGCTCCAGCCCGGCTCCGAGGGCAGCGATCTGGCTTCCCAGATCTTGCAGAACCGCCACGAGGCGGCGGCGCAGGCGTCCGAGCAGCAGCACGAGGCCACCACGCAGGCGGCCGATCAGGCGCACGAGGCAGGAATGGCCGCGGCCAGCCGCGCCCACGATGTTGGAATGGCGGCTGTCGACCACGAAACCTCGGTCGAACAGGCGGCACAGAACGCCAAGCACGAGAAGGTGAAGCAGGAAACAGCAACCAAGGGGGCGATAAGGGTCGCCCGCGCACGTCCGAAACCAACCACGAAAGGTAAAAAATGAGTGCAGCACTGCAGAACGCCGTTGAGGGGATCCCCGCCTACGATGCCAAAGCGGATCGTGGCGATACGCCCCCTGCTCCGGTGGAAGCCAAGGTCGTCGAACTGACGGCTGACGAGCTGAAGGCGATCGGTAAGGGCCCCGCCGAGCCCACGAAAGAACCGGCCAAAGAACCGGCCAAGGAAGAGCCCAAGAAAGAAGAAGTCAAGGGCGTAGAGGCCAAGAAGGAAGAGGCCAAGGAACCGGCCAAGGAAGAGGCCAAGAAGGAAGAAGAGAAGCCCCGCGATGCGGAGGGGAAGTTCATCCCCAAGGCTCGCTTCGACGAGGTGAACAACCGGGCCAAGACGAAGGTCGCCGCGCTGGAGCGCACGATCGCCGACCTGACTTCACGCCTGCCGGCCGTCGAAGGCCAGCTCAAGGACGTGAAGGACTTGGAAACCTCGCTCGCCACGAAGACCGCTGAGTACACCAAGCTGGTCGCCGACGGGGAGCTGGACAAGGCCAACGCCACGATGATGGAGATCAGCAAGATCAACCGTCAGATCGGCAATATCGAGGCCCAGGCCCTGAGCAGCGACTACGCAACCGAGACCCAGAACGTGGGCGCTTTGGGCGAGCTGATCGAGATCTTCCTCGAAGCCTACCCGGTATTCGATGCCACCAAGACGGATGTCTACAATCAGGAGTACGTAGACTACGTGGCGACCAAGCAGGGGCAGTTCGAGGCCTCCGGCGCATCGCCCGCAGAAGCGCTTCGCGAAGCTGTGGAGCTGGCTGTCATGAAATTCCACTTGGACCCTGCCCCCGAGGCGGTAGCCGCGGCGGTCAAGGAAGACAAGGGGGAGAAGCGCAAGGAGTCAGCCGTTGACAAGGCTCTAGCCGCCGCCGGCGCACAGCCAGCGTCGACTGCGGTCGTGGGGGCGGATACGGATAAGGCCGGGTTGGGGAATGTCACCGTCGAGCAGCTGACGGA